TAGATAAAATGCGAGCTATTGGAAGATAATACTTACGTACCAACAGCTGTAATGCTATTGGTGCTCCCTGAAAAACTCTAACTTTATCCTTGGTTAATTCGGTTGGCTCATCCTTCAAGCATGCTTTAAAAATAGGATACGCTCTCTCTCCATTTAAGTAGAGATTCTCCATCTCATAAGCATGATCCCAAAAGCGCTGTTCTAAAATAGCAGGACATTGATGTGTCGGATGATCTGTCGATGGTAAAATTGTTATATAATTCGACTTAGGACCCGACAAAGGAAAACCAATGGATGTGTTAGATTTCATTTTATCAATAAAACGCTTTCCATCAATCCCACATATAACTTCCATCTCCGTCAATGGCCTCACACCCAATTTCAAATTAGGTATACCATCTAATGCATGTAAAAAGCCTTTGAAATAATCATCAGCGGCTAATTCCAATAAAGAACCTTCAATACCACAAGAAGGCCTGGTTGAATATTGCAACGATGCCTGCCATGGGTAACCTGTTCTAAATTTGGGACCACCCCACTTCTGAGGTACTCCACACACAGACTCAACATAAGATGAAATGATCGTGGGCTCTACACTAAAATGATAAGAAGCACGACCCTTAACTTGTCCGTAATACTTGCAATTAGTACCCTCAGGAAGAAAATTGATAGGACTCCTTGGATGAACATCAGAGTTCTCAAAGAATTGTATATCGTAAAGCTCTTTAGGTATAGTACCAGAACTTTTCGATAATACGACGCCAGAGCGCTCTCGAAGAGCTGCAAAAGCCTTATCAAACTCATGCTTTAAAAGCAAACCGCTACATCCACGATAATCTCCATTCTTACCACCTAAATGAAAGCCCCCTATAAGAGGACCTTTAGTTTCAGTGATTAATGGTGATATGCACAAACCCTCAAAAGTTCTAAAGCTAAGATTATATCTAGCACCAAAGAACCCGGCTGCAAGAGTTTGAACATCACCAACTTCCATCAATAATTTAGAGCCAATGCAAGTACCATCTCGTTGTTTATACACCAGACGGGCAGGGACATTACCAAAACGCTGTTGTGGTAAATAATCACTCAAATCTTTCCAGTCACCTCCATTGGGAACCCAAACAACAGATAAATCCGTATCAGGAATATCAATACTATGTTTGCGGTAAAGAAAGCTCTCAAAATTGCCACCAATCAATTTGGCATCGTGTCGAGTAAATTTTGCTTTTATATCATCTGCCTTCCACATATGTTGCGGAACAATGGCTACATTCGATTTTGGGAAAAATGCATCACACTCAAAATTGCGTGTCACTCCATTATCATCCAACGAAAAAACCATATGGCATAAATTATTCTTTACCATCTGCTCCAAACGATCAGGAGTAGTAGTTTTTGACTTCTCACTACATGGCATTTCTGACACTATAACTCCAGACCAAGGGTTTACTTCAGCATCACGTTCCACAATCTCCCTCATAGTAGAAGGAGCTATATTTCCTTGTGGTACGGGTGTAATCTTAAAAGCCTTATATATCTGAGCGACAGCGTATAAAGTTGCTACAGCCATACAAGCCCCAGTGATCCATTTAACGTGTCTATCACGATACATCTTAAAGACCCTAGGCATTGCATCATTATCTGCT